GTGATCCTGCGGTGCGGCGACAACACGGGCGTGATCATGCCGTTGGCTGCGGAGTGACGATGCCAACACGCAAGATTGCATACTGTGCGGTGAAGCTGCACGAGTTGTGGGCGCGCGGCGACTCCTACTTGGAGATCGCCGCCGCCCTCGGCTGCTCCGAATCGTTCGTTCATCATCTGAAGGTGCGGCACAAGCTGGCAGACAGGCAGCGACCGACTAGGGAAATCTTTGAAGACGACCCGACGCCAGAGCAGATAGCAGAGCGTGCGGCTGAGTGCAGAGCACGGCGACCCGGTCCACCGGAGCCGAAGGGCGAGCGAATCAGTGTGCCTCGCTACTCGTGGGACGGCTACCGCTTCCACGGTTTGAGTTGACACGCTCGCTACGGTGGAAGCAGTGCCGCACGGAGCGGCTTTCCCTAGTCGAAAGGACGGACGATATGCGAAGGATTTGCATTGCGATGGCTCTGGCGTTCTGTGGCGTTGTGGCGAATGCGGACAACGTCGTGATCAACGCCAGGCGGGTGACGATCACCTCGGCACAGCAGGACGCCGAGATCATGGCACGCACTGGCATCTTGCGTCACTGCGGCACCGCTGGTGGCAGGCGAGAAGGCATCGGCTTTTCGTCGTCGTCGCCGGATGCGGCGCTGCGGAACTGCTGCTACTACGGGCGATACCGCATCGTGGAAAAGGCGGTCGCTCGTGGCCCGCGTGGCTGGTTCGCTGTGATCAGGTACGAATGAAAACGCAGTGGATCACGGTCGAGTTCCTCGGCGGCCCGCTGGACGGTGCTTTACGGCCCGTCCAGGCGGGCGTCGCCGTTTTCTATCTCGCCAACGGTGCGGTCATCCATGCGTACATCGTTGACGAGATCCACGACGGGTATTGCGTGCGGCAGGTGATGAGGCACTTCGAGATTATCCATTCGAGCCGGTTTGCTTGACGCTGGTGCGATGCTGCGTTCATGAAAGCGATCACGTTCAGCGTTGCGGGCGATCCGGTGCCACAGCCACGAGTGCGAGTCAGCACACGCGGCGGCTTCGCTAGAGCGTATGTACCGTCGAAGCATCCCGTGCATGCGTACCGTGACGCAATCCTGCGTGAGGCTCTGGCGTGCGGTCTGACGCCACTCAGCGAGCCGATTGAAGTGATTGTCGATGCGGTGTTCGTGCGTCCTAAATCGCACATGACGAAGCGTGGCGTGAAGGCGACAGCGCCAATGCTGCCAAGAGCCGACGTGGACAACGTAGCGAAGGCTGTGCTCGATGCGTTGAAGGACGTGTTCGACGACACGAACGTGCGGCGACTGATCGTGGAAAAGTCGTGGGGCGATGAGGCACGCACGACGGTGAGGGTGCAGTGATGGAACGAATGCGTTGCAAAACGCAGCACTGCCAATATGACACTGCCAAAATGCTAAATCTCTTGAGCGAAAATCCTGTGTCAACCAGTGGACGACTCAAAAAAATTTTTTTGGTCCAGTTGCGACCCAAAAAAATTTTTTTTGCCCCTGGCGCACCCCTAAAAATTTTTTTGGGTCCTTCCGGCGGGTTTCGGCGGAAGCCTCCACGGCGAGCTTGCCATGTTTTGCGTGTTTTTTAGCCACCGGGTGACGCTTGGTTCGCGCTGACCAAAAAGACCGACAGGACAAGGCGAAGGCTAGGTACGACGACATCAAGCGTCGGACGGGCGAACGCTCACGCCAGGTCGGTGCCGCTGGCAGAGACATCGGCAGCATCCCGCCGGTCAAGGACGCCAAACGCCGCGACGCCTGCCGTGATTCGTTCCGGCAGTTCTGCGAGACGTACGGTGCTGAGTCGTTCCCTCTGGCGTGGTCGCCGGATCACCTGACGGCTATCGCCAAGATCGAGGCGGCTGTACTGCGTGGCGAGTTGTTCGCCTTCGCCATGCCTCGTGGCTCGGGCAAGTCAACGCTGTCAATCTGGGCCTGCCTCTGGGCGATGCTCTACGGTCACCGCTCGTTCGTGATGCTGGTCGGCTCCGACCAGGCGATTGCCTGCCAAATGCTCGACACGCTCAAGAGTCACCTAGAGCAGAACGACCTCCTGGCTGAAGACTTTCCGGCGGCGTGCTATCCGGTACGTGCGTTGGAAGGCATCACCGCTCGGGTGCGTGGTCAGACGTGCGAAGGCGAGCCGACGCACATGGGATGGACCGCCGACAAGGTCACATTGCCGTGGATCAAGGGTGCCGCCTCGGCTGGTGCGGCTGTCCGAGTCGCTGGTATCACGGGGCGAATCCGTGGCATCAGCCACACTCGCCCAGACGGGAAGACGATCCGTCCGAATCTGTGCCTGATCGACGACCCACAGACTGACGAGTCGTCAGCGTCGCCGTCGCAGGTCGCCACCCGTGAACGCATCCTCTCTGGTGCAATCCTCGGTCTCGCCGGTCCCGGTGCGAAGATTGCTGGCTTGGCGACGATCACCGTCATCCGTCCTGACGACCTGGCTGACCGTCTGCTCGACAGGATGCGTCATCCGTCGTGGCAGGGCGAACGCACGAAGCTTGTCTACGAGTGGCCGACGGCGGATGAGTTGTGGGGGCAGTACTCCGAGATGCGTCGAGAGGGGCAGCGTAGCGGTGAAGGCACTGCGGCGGCTGACGCTTTCTATCGGGCGAATCAGGCGACGATGGACGCCGGGTCTCGGGTGGCGTGGCCTGAGCGGAAGCACGACGACGAGCTAACGGCGATCCAACATGCGTGGAATCTGCGGATTGACCGTGGAGAGTCTGCGTTCCAAGCGGAATACCAGAACGCACCGCTGGCAGATGACATCTCGAGCGAGAAGCTGGACAAGCGGTCGCTCGCTGCTCGAGCGTTGAATCTCGAGCGTGGGAAAATCCCACTTTCCCACCAGACGGTCACGGCGTTCATCGACGTGCAGGATCGGCTGCTCTACTGGCTCGTCGCATCGTGGGGCGATTCCTTCGGCGGTCACGTCGTCGCCTACGGCACGTTTCCCGACCAAGCCAGCACGTTCTTTGAAGCGAAGAATGCAAAGAAGACGTTGGCACTCTCTGCCAAGGGTGCCGGGTTCGAGGCGGCGCTGTCGGCTGGCTTGGAGTCGCTCACGCAGATCCTTCTCGGCAAGGATTGGATGCGTGAAGACGGCGTCGCCATGCGAGTGCGTCAGGTGCTCATTGACGCCAACTGGGGGCAGTCCACCGAGACGGTGCGGACGTTCTGCCGTCGCTCGACGTTTGCGGCGATGTTGTTGCCATCTCACGGCAAGGGCATTGGTGCCAGCGGTGGCAGCTTGACCGAGAAGAAGGGGCGAGGGGAGAAGATCGGGCTGAACTGGGTCATGCGGCAGACGGCGACGAATCAACGCTACGGCGTCTACGACACGAACTTCTGGAAGACGTTCTCGGCGGCTCGCCTGCGTCTGGCGATGGGCGACCCAGAAGCGATCACGCTGCACGCTGGCGAGCACGACATGCTCGTTGAGCATCTGACCAGCGAGTATCCGGTGAGGACTGAAGCCAGGGGCAGAGTCGTGGACGAGTGGAAGTTGGACAACCGCCGTGAGAATCACTGGTGGGACTGTCTCGTAGGCTCTGCGGTGGCGGCGTCGATTGCGGGCGTGCAGCCCGTGGCGACCGAGGCGGGTGGACGCCAGCGGAAAAAGGTGACAATCCCGACAAATTCAAACGGGAAAAAGATCATCCAGGTAAAGCGTCTCAAATGAACCAGATCACCCTGACCACCGTGGACGGTCTCGACCCTCGTGACATGCTGGCGATCCGCTCCCGGCTGACGAAGCCGTCGAGTGAGTTTCAGCTAGAGGTTGCCACGGTACTGGAGGGCGAAGCGAGCAGCTGCACGCCGATTGCCGTGTGGCACTGCGACGGCTCGCTGATTGCGTGGGCGTGTTCGCACGTCTGGCGTGGTATGCAGACGCTTGAGCAGTTCGTCGAGGAACGCTACCGCAACACGGGCAAGGGTCGGACACTGGCGGCGTTCGCTTTGTCGTCTGGCATGATTGACGCAGACAAGCCGCTGGCGGTGTTTTCGACAACTACCGCCGACATCGCCCGAAAGCTGAACGTGACCGACGTTGTGCTCTTCGAGCGTCGTGGCACGGATTGGGTCGAAGTCTAACGGCATACCCGGTCTGGAACGCACAGCGTTTCCCGTAGCGTTGCTCGCATGAGCGACGAACTGCGCCAGAAGATTTCCGACGTGGCATCCGGCCCGAAGCGCGTCCGCACCGATGCGGGCGAAGTCGAGGCACAGGATGTCGCTTCGATGATCGAGGCTGACAAGTATCTGTCTGCCCGTGCTGCGAGCGGCAGCGGCAACACACGCCGTGGGCTGCGGTTCAACAAGATCATCCCGCCGGGGGCTGGCTGATGGGTTTGTTCAGCAGGCTGCTGCCGGGACGCAAGCCGCAGAACGTGGCGGTGCCGGTTCACGTCCGTGCGAAGTTCGACGCCGCCGAAATTGGCGACGACCGGCGGCACTGGGCGAACGCTGACGCTTTCGCTGCGGATACGGCGCTCTCGCCTGAGAAGCGTCGGACGATGCGGAATCGTGCTCGCTACGAGCGGGCGAACAATTCGTATCTCGCCGGAATCTCGGCAACGCTCGCCAACGACCTGATCGGCACCGGACCACGCCTGCAACTCAACAGCGGCGACGTCGAGGCGGATCGCCTGGCGGAACGTCTCTTCTTCGATTGGTCGTGGCAAGTCGATCTGGCGACGAAGCTGCGGACGATGCGTGAGGCGATTGTGGTGGACGGTGAAGCGTTCGCCATGATGATCAGCAACCCTCGCCTGCCGGGCGTGCAACTCGACCTGCGGCTCGTGGAAGCCGAGATGGTGGCGACGCCGGTGCAGTCCGTCACGCCTAGCGTCACCGTCGATGGCTCGATTGTCGATGGGCTGGAGTTCGACGCCTCGGGCAACGTGCTCGCCTATCAGGTGCTCTCGTACCATCCCGGTGCGAATTACCACGTCAACGCACTGAACTACCAGCGTGTGCCGGCGGCGCAGATGATCCACTGGTTCCGGCCCATCCGGCCCGGCCAGCATCGTGGCGTTCCTGAAGTGGCACCGGCTCTCAAGCTGTTCGCCCAGCTTCGCCGCTACACCGAAGCGGTCGTGGCTGCTGCCGAGACTGCCGCCGACTTCGCAGGCTTCCTGCGGACGAACTCGCCTGCCGCCGAGGTCGACGAAGTTGAAGCGTTCGCAGAGATGCCAATCGAAAAAAGAACGATGGTCACGCTGCCAGACGGCTGGACGTTCGAGCAGCTCAAGGCAGAGCAGCCGACGACGCAGTTCCCGGCGTTCGTGCGTCAGCTTCTGGGAGAGTTGGGGCGTTGCCTGCAACTGCCGTTCAACGTCGCTGCACTCGATTCGTCGTCTTACAACTACGCATCCGGTCGCATGGACCATCAGGTCTATGCAACGACACAGCGTGTGATGCGTGACGATCTTGAGCGGCGCATGCTCGATCGGTTGCTTGCCGCATGGGTGAACGAAGCCACGCTGGCTGGGCTTCTGCCCGAAGGCATCCCGCCGTTCAGCGAGTGGGATTGGTCGTGGCAGTGGGACGGCAAAGAGCACGTTGACCCAGCCAAGGAAGCCAACGCCGCCGAGACACGCCTGCGGACGCACACGACCACGCTGGCGAGTGAATACGCCAAGGCGGGCAAGCAGTGGGACGTCGAACTGCGTCAGCGTGCCGCCGAGGTGGCGTTGATGAAGGAACTCGGATTGTTCGTCGATCTCCAGCCGGATGGCAACTATCCCGGCGCAACACCGGAGCAGGCTGACGAAGCCATGAACCAATGAACGCAATCAAACTCGATTCTGGCGTGACGTTTCTGCAAGCCGCCGAAGGCGATTCGGCACCGGCTGGCAAGAAGTTTCGCATCGTCGCCTACACCGGCGCACCGATTCGGCAGGGCTGGAGCCGTGAGCCTGTCGTGATCGACATGGCTGGGATGCAGCTGCCGGCGACTGTGCCGGTAGTGCTCGGGCACGACTACTCGCTGGGGTCGATCCTCGGGCAGGGTCGCCCGTTCATCGAAGCCGGGCAGTTGATCGTTGAGGGCGAGATCCTCGCGAGCAATGGCAACGCTGACCAGGTCGCCGCACTCGCTGCCGCTGGCTACCAGTTCCAAGCGAGCGTTGGTGCCGACGTTCGTAGGCACCAAAAGATCGACGCTGAAGGCGTCACGCAAGTCAACGGAGCGGCTCACGTTGGGCCGGTTCGTGTAGTCAAAGCCTCTGCTCTGCGAGAGGTTTCGTTTGTCACCCTTGGCGCTGACTCGCAGACCAGCGTCGCCATCGCGGCGGAAGCCGACGAGGAGTTTTCTATGGCGGACAACGCCACCCAGACGCCCGCAGAGGAGCCGATTGTGGCTTCCGCTGTGGAAGCCCCGGCGAGTGTCGCCGTGGAAGCCACCACCGTCGATCACACCGACGTGATCGCGTCCCTCACGAAGAAAGTCGAACAGATGGAAAAGCTGATCGCCACCCGCGACGAGCGTCCTGCGGCTCCTGCCGTTCACATGGCGCAGCCGACCGCTCGCACGCCCGAAGTCATCGAGGCAGCGTTCGCCCTTCAGGGCAACCTGCCGAATGTCGAGAAGCAGTACGACGCCAAGACCCTCGAAGCCGCTGGCAAGATCCAGCGGACGACGTCGCTCGGCGAAGTGCTGCTCTCGGCTGCTGAGGAAGGCGGCTACACCGGCTCGCGTCGGCTCACCGCTGCTACCCTGCGTCCGATCCTTCAGGCGGCGTGGGCCACGCACTCGATCAGCGGCATCCTGTCGAGCACCGTCAACAAGTTCCTCCTCGCCGGTTTCAACGGCGTCGAAAGCTCGTGGCGTTCGATCTCGTCTGTCCGCAGCGTGAACGACTTCAAGGCACTGACGAGCTACAGGCTCAACGGTGGCATGAAGTTCGAGAAGGTCGCTCCTGGCGGCGAACTCAAGAACGCTGCCGTGAGCGACGAGAGCCGCACGATCTCGGCAGAGACCTACGGCATCATGACGAGCGTCACTCGCAATGACCTCATCAACGATGACCTCGGTGCTCTCACTGCGGTTCCGCAGCGGATCGGTCGTGGCGGTGCTCTGAAGCTGAACGACGTCTTCTGGGCTTCGTTCCAGGATGACTCGGCGTTCTTCACCACGGGCCGTGGCAACAAGAAGACCACGGCGGGTGCTCTGAGCTTGGCGAACCTCAAGGCGATTGCCACGATGTTCCGCAAGCTCAAGGATCCCGATGGCAACCCGGTTGCCGTTGATCCTCGCATCCTGCTGGTGCCGTCCGACATCGAGTTGTCGGCTGCGGAGATCATGGGTTCCGCTCTGCTCGTGGGCGGCTCGTCTGCGGCTCCTAACGTGAACGTGCTCGCCGGGCGGTATCAGGTCGTCTCGACCAGCTACCTGTCCAGCGCCGAGGACTACTACCTCCTCGCCTCGCCGAGCGACATGCCGGTGATGGAAGTGGCGTTCTTGAACGGCGTGCAAAGCCCGATCGTTGAGACGGCGGAAGCCGACTTCAACACGCTCGGCGTGCAGATGCGGGGCTACTTCGACTTTGGCGTCGCCAAGGCCGAATACCTCGCCGGCGTGAAGGCTGACGCCTCTTGATCTGAAGACAAACCGTGACCGCCGGGCGGGAGCCCAAGCCCGCCCGGCGGCATGATCCCAACCAACCCATTTCCCAGAAAGTAGGTGATCCTAATGGCTTCTTATTCTCAGGCTGGCTGTCTGATCGACTACACGCCTTCCGCCGCTGTTGCGGCTGGCGATGTTGTCCTGCTCGGTGATCTCGTGACCGTGGCTCCTCGCCCGATCGCCGCCAACGCACTTGGTGCGGTGGCTGTCGATGGCGTGTGGAGCATCGCCAAGGCGACCGGCGCTGTCTCGCAGGGTGCTCTTCTGTACTGGGATGCCACCAACAGCGTCGTCACCACGACTGCCAGCACGCACAAGCGGGCTGGCAAGGCCGCTGCTGCGGCTGCGTCGGGCGATGCGTCGGTGATGGTCATCCTCAACGTCGGTTGATTCCCGTCCCACTGCAAGCCGCCGGCGGCAGCGTTCATCCTTTCCGCGCCGCCGGCGGTCTTGTAGATCGAGGTGCCCATGTCCGACCTACTCGCCAGC